ACCATCTGCCGGTGCGGCGCTGACGTTCTGATAGGCGGTGAGCGAGAGGCTATTGCCCTCGGAGTCGGTCGTGGTCAGCGTTCCGTCGTTAATCGCCGGACTGATCGGGATCGTAGCGTCAGAGCCAGTAGAGTTCACGTCGGCGGTCACAACAAAGTGCTGCAAGCGCCCAGTGGACTGGTAGGACTGCGGGTTGATCTCGAACACGCCGGCGATGGTGAACACGTCGCCCTCTTTCAGTAGCCCGGTGACACCTGAACTCCAGCCGTCGGTGGTGAGCGATGCGCCGGTCTGGCCTGCGCCATTGATCAGCGGGGTGCCGCCATGGGCGCCGACGGTATGGCTCGGCAGGTTGGCAGACTCGAACATATCAATGCCTGCCAGCGGACCCATGTAGCCCTTCTGCAATGCTTTCTTGACCATCCCCTCGTTGTACTTGTTTGAGATATCGTCGCTGATCTCGGCGGCGTCCAGTGAGGCGAGGATGGCGCGGCGCATACCATCGTCGGGGACGCCGACATTGTTCATGTGCGCTTTGGCCAGGTGGAATGACTTGGTTCCGATAGCGGTGCCGGGCGTGCCGGATGAGAAGTACGCCTTTTTCAACTGAAGCAGAATCGAACGATCGACCACGTTGGCCAACTGGACGATACCCGACTTCAGGTAGCGCTCGCTGAACTTCTGGATAGTGAGCGTGCGGTCGCGGACCGTACACTCAACGCCGAAGTGCTGCTGTCGATTGATGTCGAACGGGATTTTCTGGTCGATCATCGGCTGCTTTTGCAGCGTCCGGCCGGCCGCCGTTTTGGTGCGGAACGGCTTCTCCAGGGATATCACGTCGCCGACCTTGGCGAACCGTCGCTCGAGGTCGCGGTGAACCAGTGGCGCTGCCACCAGGTTGTTCTTCAGGAGACGCAGGGCTTCCTTGACGATGATGTCGTCAGTCAGAAACCGGTTGTTGACGCCTTGGGTGCTCATTGCTCTTTACTCCAGTGATCATCACCAGAAACCTCCCCCCTTCTGCTCCCGCTCGTTCATGGTCTGCTCGTATTCAGCGAAGTCCATCTTCTCGGGCGGTGTCTCGGCGCTGTCGCTGCCTTTGACTGGTGCGATGGGGTCAGGTGTCTGGGTGGTTTTTTTACCGGGTTGTCGGGATTCGGGTTTCTTGGCCAGCGTGGCCTCGAGCTTGCCAATCTCCTTGGCCTGGGCCCTTCCGGAGAGTCCGGCGATGCGCGCGGTCTCCGCCTTGTCCTGCCCCAGGTGGTAGGCGATAGCGCCCGGGTCATCTGTATCTGCCATAGCAATCACCATGTCTTGGGTGATCATCAGATCCTTGGCACCAACCACGTCGTCAAAGTCGTCGTATTGTGCGCGGCTCTCGGTGAACGCTTCCTGAACGTCCTCGAGGGCATCGGTGAACTCTCGGTTGGTGTCCTTCTGGTCTGCGTCATCAGCGGCCTGATTGCCTTTCTCCGGCTTGCGCGACGTGTCGGCGGCCTTGCCGCCCTTCTGCTGCGCGCGCCATTCCGAAAATGCTGTCAGGTAGTCGTCATAGCTGTCGAATGCTGATGGGTCGGGTTCGCCCTGGCTGTCGGCGGCCGGCTGGCCATCTGCCTGTCCCTGCTCTTGAAGTCTACGCTCTGCCTCCTCGGCTCGGAGCCCGGCTTCGGTAGCCTTGCGGGTCAGGCGGTCGATTCGTTTCTGGTAGCGCCCTGCCTTCTTGGGCTTGGCGTCCGCGCCTGTATCGTCGGCGGTTACGGTCTCCTTTCCATCGTCTTGGCCTTCCTCCTGGCCTTGATTCTCTCCATCTCGAGCGCTGGCCGTCTGTTCGCTCGTGGTTTCCTGCTCCGGCGCGCCTGCTGAACCTGTGTCCTGTTCGGCTTCCTCGGGAGCAACGGCCTCGTCACTTGTGTATGCCTGAAAGTGTTCCATTTCTGCTGCTGCTGTATCGTTGTCTTTGACTGACATGCGCGAAGTCTCCTGTCGCGGATTTTTGCCCCATGATCAGCACCTATGGGTAGTGCATGTGCTCAGAGTCTAGCGTGTTTTGCTGATACTCCCAAACTTATGCTTTCTGCTGCTCGCTCATCAGCTCCGCCATAGCTTCGGCAACCAGTACGCGCACCGTCTCCTCGATGCTGCCCGGTCCCGCTGCTGTAGCGTTGGCCTCGATCTCGGCCATCTTCTGCTGTGCCTCTGCCGTGTCGGCCTTGGCTTTCTCTATGTCGGCCTTGGCTTTCTCTGTGTCGGCCTGTGCCTGCGCCATATCGGCTTCTGTCTGCGCCTTCTCTGACTGCTGCTCAGGCGTTGGCTTGGGCGGCTCGATGCCTGCCTCCTCCATCTCGTCCGGCTCAAGGATCCCCGGCGGGAGCGTTTTCTTGAGCCGCTTGGCAATCTCCTGGGCCCCGGGCCAATCCATGTTCGTTGCTATCAAGTCAATAACCACTGCGCCAGCGGCCGGCACGGCTTGAACGAAACTCATCAGGCTTTCGGCGGCTTCCAGGCGCTGGGTCTGGTAGCTCGGCCCAGCCTTAACGGTCACGTCGAAACTTCCGGCGGAAATGTCGGAAACGAGGATGTCTTTCCCGCTTTGCTCATCTACTACGGTCTGGTTGATGCGCACCCAGTCGCCCTCTCCGTCCTCGAATCTCAGGCGCAGCACTCGATCACTGTCGTAGACGCGCGGGATGGTCTCGATCAGGATCTGCCCAATACGGCGGATTGCGCGGCTAAGGTTGTCGATGTAAGCGAAAGTGCCTCTATCGCCCTGGCGCTGCCTGGCGAGGATGGCCTTGCCGGACTCCTCGCGTGTTTCGCCGCCCAGGCTGGCGTCATACATGCCTATCGTGGCTTTAATCTCGTCAGCCGCGCCCAGCGCCAGTTGCAGCTCGGCGGCCGGCATGTTGGCAGGCAGCTCTCTCCGCGGCCTGTCGCCAGTCGGGGTGGGGTTGTACGGCAGGTACGCGCGGTTAGATCGGTTGGCGTCGCTCCATATCTGCTCGTATCCCTCGAAGGCATCGACGGGTCCTGTCCAGGGCGCCTTGGGCGCCAGGGCCACGCGCTCGGTGGCGGCCGTAATCCAAAAATTGCTCATCATCTGGGCATCCTTGGCGTGCCTGATCAGTCCTGTGTACAGCGTCCGGTCCCCCAGTGTCGTCTCCTTGCCCAGAACAGGCGCCACCGGGATCGTGCTCCCCACCCAATCGACGGGGCCCTCGAGGATATCGTAGGCTGTGACCTTCATCCATTTGACCTTGTAGGTCTTGACCTTGCGCTGGCGGATGACGGTCACGCCGAAGTCCCTGGCCAACTCGTCCAGCACGGTCTTGATCTCGTCCTGCCATGCTGTGCGGCCATCGCTGAGCAGCAGCAGGGTGCGGGTGGTAGGCTCCCGGTAGAAATATTCGGCAACCCTGACCATCTCCTCGGTGGTCCACCACTGGTAAGCGCTGCGCTCGGAGTCAGTGAGGTCGCCCATAGCCGCACTTGGATAGCGCTTCCTGAACTCGCGGCGCTTCATGTTCTCGCCGATCAGGCACCAGTCGGCATCTGAGTAGTCAGGCTCCTGGGCGTCTGGGTCCATGACCACGGCGAACCGGTTGTGGACGGCCTTGATGTACACGTCCTGCTCGAAAGCGCTGTCGCTGCTGTACTTTGTCAGCACGCGCAGCCATCCGAACCCGCCCTCGACACTGTGCTGAAACGCCTTATCGTAGTGTGCCTCTGCGTTGCTGGTGTACTCGATGTTGCGGATCAGAGCCTCGTAGATCTCGGACAGGGAGTAATCCTTGTTGCCAGCGACGTTCGGCGTTTCTGCTGTGTCACTTGCGGCGTTGGCCTCTACGGGGTGGACGTGGATGGCAGGTCGGTTCTGGCGCTGGTCCCCCAGCACCTGGTCGATGTATTGCGGCAGCTTGTTGAGGGTCAGGCACGGCCGGCCCTCGTCCTCGCGCTCTTTGCGCACGCTCTCCGGCCATTGATCACCCGACAGAAACTCGACATCCGCTTGGGCGGCGTCGAAATTATGACTCCACGCGCTGACGCCGTATGCCGCACGCTCGCGGATCTCTTGCAGTATCGCGTCGTCGCTGTCGTCGTCGCGTATCTTGATCGGTTCGTTGCCGGGTAGCATGGGTTACTCCTTGGGCTGGGGCTGGGCCACGGCTCTCACCAGGGCCATGAATCCGGTTTCGATGTCTGTCTCCTATCAGGCGCCCATCCAACCGCCTGGTTGGTGAGGATGGGCGCGTTCATGTGACTTGGGCTCGGTCTCTTTATAGTGTAGGCCCATCTGCTGGATAGCGTCTGTGTAGTTGGTTGCCCACTTTGGGCCGGTCTGATCCTTGAATGCCTCATTGTCGGCGTCCCACTCGCGGCGCAGCGCTTTGATGGCCTCCCAGCCTTTGGCACAGCCCTTCGATACCACGCCAGGGCTCTGCTCGCCAGGGTCGATCCAGATCCTTGGGAAAAGGACCTTCAGGGCGTTGATGCTGTCTCGCTTGGACTTGGTTCGCTCTACAAGGCTAAAACGGATTCCCATCTCCTTGGCTGTATCGAGCCGGCTACGCTTGGTCATAATTTCGCGTACGGCGATGTCATGAGGGGCCAGGTGCTTCTCGTAGCGTATGCCATACTTCTCGCGGAAGTCGGCCAGCCAGTTGATGTAGTGCTCCATGCCTTCGTTGTTGTTGCCGTAGCACGCGATCATGCGAAGCTCTTTCCGGTGCGGCTGCATGAGCCATACCACCATGTCATCGTTGATACCAAGGTCCCAGAATGTATAAACCGGCAGCGCCTTTTCAACCGGGAGGTTGCACAGCCTGCCCTCCTCAACCAGCAGCTCAGCCTCCTTCTTGTAGACCACGCCTTCCGCCAGCGCCTCGTTCGGATCTTGCTGGTACTGGCTGCTGAACATATAGGCGTCTGCTTTCTCCATGGCCATCAGGGTCTCCGTGGGCTCCTTGTCCGTCCAATAGCTACAGCGCTTTCCGTCGAACCCGGTGTCGGCAATGCAGGCTTCACGCATCTCGTCATCCAGCCCATCCAGATACTCGCGGTCGATGATGGCCGGCAGTTTGAAGAGGCTGTAGTCGTCCGGCGCCTTGTCGCTGGTCAGGAAGTCGGTGCTGTCGCCCTTACCGATGCGCTGCTGGACCATGACGATTGGTATCCCATCATGGGCCAGGCGTGAGCGCACCACGCGGTTGAGTTGCTTGTTGGCCTTCTCCATGACCTTGGCACTGCCCTGGTCCTTCGGCGGCATGGGGTCATCGAGCACCAGGGCGCCGGTGAATCCGTGCGACATATAGCCAGCACGGCGACCCGTAACCTGCCCGCTGGTGCTGGTGCCATACATGCGATGGTCGTTCCCGTTTGCGTCCTGGTATTTCCAGTCGCTCTTGCTCTTTGTGGTGGTGCTCATGGTGACGGGCCACAATGACTGAAATTCCTCGCTGTCGAGGATCTCCTTAACGCGGCTGCTGTTTTCGGTCACCAGGTCATCTGAGTAGGAAAGCGGCAGCCAGCGGGATGGGCGCGCCTCGGTGATGCACTGGACGATGCACCAGGCAGGCCAGTGGATAGACCATATCTCTGTCTTTGTGCTGCCAGGGGCCACGTTGATGATGGTACGGTTCATCTCACCACGGTATACCGACTCGGCCACGCGGCACTCATAGGTGTGATGCCAGTTCTTGCGGAAATACTGGCCCTGCAAAATTTGGAACCAGATACGGATGAACGCTTCGAAGCTCGCCTCGCTCAGCGCCTTGACGGCCAAGCGCTCAGCAGGGCCCATGTCCTCCCACTTCAGCAGGCGTATTGGCTCCCCGCTGGGCATGACGTTAAAGTTGCTCATAGCCGGCTCATCACCTCCTGCACTGCGGCGGCGATCTCGGGTGACGTGACATCAGCCTGCAACTGCATAGGCTGTCCGTCCTTGCCAGTGTGCTCATGCTTGCTGGGTGCGGCCCAGCCCTGCATCTCAGTGATCTGCTTGATGGCCTGTATGATGCTTCTACCTTCATCACCCCTTGCTATGCCTGTCAACTTTTCCAGCGCCTCAGTTCTCGTCATTACGCTGCTGGTGGCGCTTG